GATAATGTTAGTCCAAAAAGACTTAGTATGATCAGTACCCGGCTGAATCATTTCGCCAAAAAACTCAGCACCTGGACGTTTTACAAGACCGTTGACAAAATCAGGATAAGCATTCAGCGCATCAACTAATTGTCCTGGAATTTTTTTGAAATCTGGTTGTTGGGAAATACCAAGTAGAAGCGTAGGTACGCGCTGGCTTACTGTTGTCATCTAATCAATGCAGTGAACGGTTGATAGCTATTGTAATAATCTTGTCCATCTTTGAATCCGAACATGGTGTAATCACCTTGCTGTGATTCGTACTCCAGTGCTGCAGACTTAGCATTGGTCTCTTGCTCTTCCAGCAATTGGTTCAGTGTAGCGTCACCAACCATTTTGATGCAACACACACGTGCTGCACGGGAGGTGATGTAATACCAAGTCACATCTGCAGAAATGTCGCTTGAAAACTGGAATGTGTGGTTGTATCGATCATAAAGTTTACTGTTACGACGGATAAGATCCATATCGCTGTGATGATCATCACGGTTAGCATCCAAAGCTAGGGCGTTAGTTGGATAAGCAATTTCTTTCGTTGTTGCGTCAGGCTGTAGTTTGTAATGACGTTCTGTGTTGAATGTCCAACCTTGTGCTTGAACAATTTTGTTTTGTTCCCGGAGTGTTGTCAAAACAACTGACACTTCAGGATTCCTAAGATCCAATGTGGTGACAGCAGCCTGCCCCACAGAGGTAAGTATTTCATTAACAGCATCCAGTTCGGTGGACGCAGCGTAGACAGGCATAACAACAAATAAAAAAAAGGGACCCCGAAGGATCCCTCGTGTACAAAAAATTTTGAATCAGAATGCAGCAGGCTTGGTAGCGGTTCCAGCGAACAGCTCCACGCAGGCAGCAGGATTCAGGTAGTCTGCGCCCATGGCGAGACGACCCAGCATCACATCACCCTGGTAAACCACGGAGACATCTCCACTGGTCACTTGGACCTGGGGACCGATGCTTTCGACGCAACCAGCACCTTCACGTTGGAAGATAAGGCCGCAGGAGTTAGCGAAGTTAGAAGCTTGGCCGTACTCGTTTTGGATACCGGCAACAGCGTTAGCACCAGCACCCGGACCACGGGCATCTTCCAGACCTTCACCAACGAAGGAACCAGTGTTACCAGGATCGGTCACACCGGGGTTGGTTGCAGAACCAGTACCGAACTTCGTACCATAGTTGGAGAAGAACGGGATGTTCATGGACTTGTAGATACGAATACCTGCAATCTCCATGATGCCTTGACCGGACTGCAGGGCATCACCCTGGGTGTCGCGGTTGACAAGGTAAGCGCCAGATCCGGTGCCACCGATGGCTTGGATCAGCTCGTAGTACTGACGGGGGTTGAGGACGGCAACGCGGCCCTCAGAGCTAACACCCTTCTCATCGAGGCTTGCGGCGGCGTCGTAGAATGCGGCCACCAAGTTGTTAGCATCATAAGCGTCAGATGCGTTGGTAGTAGAGCCAACACGGATCTGAGTTCCGCCTGGCTCAACGAAGCCAGTCTTGCTGATCGGGGATGCTTGACGTGCACCACGGGTCAGGGAGCGGAAGATCAGACGGTCATACTTCTGAGCCAGAGCATAGCCGATTTTACGGCTGATCTCAGAGCGCAGATCGTAATGTGACAGAACTTCATCAAGTTCGTACACGAATGCAGAACTGATGAGGAGCTGGTCAACCGTGATGGTCTTCTCAGCCACCGGGGGCGCACCGTCGGTGTTACCGAGGATTGCATTTCCGGGGGTGTGATATTCAGCCTTGGTGTGTCCAGTGTAGATGAACTGAAGAGACTTGCCGTTCTTCAGGGTGCGCTTCATAACAAGATCACGAGCGATCGCGTTATACTCGAACCCTTTGAACATCTCACCTGAAAATAGCTTCAGGTACAAAGCACGGGCGTCACCCGCACTGTTAATCTGACCAGGCCGTGTAAGGCTCGTGGTCAGCGTAGAAGTCTGTTGTGCCATTATAAAAAAGAGAGTAATGCTTTAACTCTCTGAACGTTCAGAGTTATTCAATTGTAATATTTGTGGTCTATCCCACCGTCTAGACGGCTAATGGGTATCCGCGTACGGGCCAAAAGCCAAAGCAGGGCAGGTCCTACTCCGAGGTGCCTACCCCACAGGCGTAGATGCTTTCCGGTCATCTACTCCTTAAACCGTTCCTTCGGGCTTTACAATTGTGGAAAGCTCGAAAATAATTTTATTCAGTTTTTTACGCTACGCTTGACAACGTAGGCAACGCCCCGATAGGTCAGGACGACTTCTTTTTTTTGTGCAGTTTGAGACATGATAGAATCCATATACCTTACCCCCCGTTCCATGAGTAAGATGCCTGCGTCCCGAATGGGATGAACGTACGGCTGGAGTCTATTTCTTCTTTGCAGTTTTGGCAGCACGCTTAAAGTTTGCTGCGGTTGGTGCGCCTTTTGCTCCAGGCTTCCTCATTTTTTCGCCACTGCCAGCTTTAATTCTAGCTCTTTTAGCAGCGATGTTAGAATAAAGTCCCCGTTTAGCCATAACGTTTTTTAGATTTTTTTTGAGCAAGAGGTAGTTGAGGTCCAGTCCGCTTAAGAAATGTTTCTTTTTCGTGCGGATTGTTTGTGCTTTTACCTTTGTTGTAGATCTTTTGTTTCTTTTGTGCACCTCTGTGGCCTGGGCCAATGTCGAAGGACTGTGAAACAAAGTTACTAGCAAAGGCTTTTTTGTCAACGCGATGCTTTTTCATTAGCATTTCCATTTGCGTAGTGCAAGAGCCTTCCGAGTAGGACGACCCTTGCTGTCTTTCATTGGCCCTTTCACACCAGACATGCGGGCACAAAAGGAACGTTTGCGGGGTCCACCTTGGGGCTGTGGTGCCTTCAAGTTAGACCCTGTAGCTCTATTGTATTTACGCCGACCGGCAGCCGTCAAGCCGCCAGACCGCGATTTGTGTACACCGATCTTAAGACTTACAGAACGTGTACTACTTTTTGTAGCCTTTGCCACCTTTCTTGCCTCCGCAAGAGCCTTTACCTTTGTGTGCCATTACTTCATACCCCTACGGCTACGCAGCTTTTTGAAGTCTGCACTATCAATTTTATTAGGATTGCCAGCTTGACGTGCAATCTTTTTTTGACCAGGCGACAGCCGCTTAGCAGTTGTGCTTTTTTTAGGACGGCCAACCTTTGAACCGTATGTTCCTTTACCGTAAGGCATAACTTAAAAATCCAGATCAGATCGTTCTAGTTTGTCAATAACATCTTGGCGGTAAGCCGGGTCTCGATCGTAACGTGGGTCACTCATGGCTCGAACCAATTCAGCTTGACTGCGGAATGTATCGTTAGACCGTGCAGACTTACCTGTCAGCATCTCACCTTCGTAACCCATGTTGTCTCGATACTTTGATTGTAGTGCTTGTACTGCAAAGCCGATAGCTTGCAGGTTTCCAGATTCAATTACATTGTCGTAAGCAAGGATTTCTTTTTCAGACAGGTTTGACCCTGCCCATTCCATGAGTTTTTGATACTCTGCTTCACCACCAATGTTGTTTTTAACTTGATTGACTTCTGCTTCACTAAGTTCAACAGACTGTTTTGCTTTGCCAATGTCTGGGTTTTCTTGTTGGATACGCATGTATGCTTCAACAAGTTCTTTAGAAGACATCTTGCTGAATTCCTCAAGAGTCTCTTCGCTAATTTCACCAGTCTCATAGAACTCGTCATTAGCTTTCCACAGAACATCAGCTTGTGGATCAGATTCTGATTCGTCTTCAGTTTCTTCGTACTCTTCAGACTCTTCACCCAGGTCTTCGTCTGTATCAGTATCTTCTCCAAGTTTCTTCTGCAGCTCTAGGTAAGCCTTTTCAAGTTCTTGTGCATTCTTATACTTACCAGCAAGCATCTCCTCTTGCTGTGCCTCAAGATCTTCAGCTACAGAGAGTGACTCTTGTTCAGCAGCTTCCCTAGCTTCTACAGCCTGAGGGTCATTGCTGGGATCATAGGTCAGAATTTCTGCCATAATTATTGTTGTGGTGGAATGGGTGTTTGTGTAGCAGCTTGTTGAAGAGCAAGAATCTCTTCTTCTGCTTTAGGATTTTTACTTGGATCCAATGCAGGTGTCTTCAGATATTCAGGCATCTGTTGTGCCAACATCATCTGTTGTTGCATCTGCATTTGTTGTTCTTGTTCTTGTGCACGGTCATCGACGCTCTTCACAAGATTCAGTACATCGATACCTTGTGCTGCTGCCAGACGTTTGATAGCTTCATCAGGGTTGATGAACTTCATCAAAGCTTCTGGACCCAGCGTCTGTGCAATCGTGGTGATGAATGAAGTCAAAGACTCACGATCTTGGCCGCGGCCTAGTGCGTTAATACCAGCAACGATAGTCGGGCTCACAAGATCCTTAGGATACTTAGGTAGTTGTCCGTTACGTTGCAACACAAGTAGTTTACGGTTGAGGTACGGCAGCAAGAACTCGACAGTAAGCAGACTGAACAGTCCGCCAAGTTGTTGTTCTAGTTGCAGTTGTGTAAGCCTGACTTCTTCAGCAGTGACACGCTCAGCTTGCCTTACATTCATGACAAGGAAAGCATCAGCAATCCTTTTTTCAAGTTGTGATGCAAGGTTTGCTGCAGTCTGGAAGTCAGCAGTCTTTCCAACTTGCACAACAGTGACATCTTCAGGACGTCCTTGTACAATAGCGCCGTTACCAGCTTTGGAAAGTGTTTGTGGCTTGGTCATAGAAGACGGTGACACAAGGAACAACACCTTTGCAGCAGCAGCAGAACCCTCTACAAGAGCCTGTGCAAGTGCATTCAGTGACTTGAGATCACCAAGGAATTCTTCTACTCTACCGCGTCCGTAGTTCTCTCCGTCAACAGAATTAAAGCGGAGAACTAACCAAGGGTTAGCATCTTTTGGTGCCTTACCTTCAGTCTTTGGAATGCGTTTGTCAAATGCTTCCTGATGCCACATCCAACGGTTGTTGTCTAGTTTGACGTGAGTATAAATCTCAACGTCATCACCAGAAAGACCGTAGGAATTTGTGTTTCTATTCTTTTGTTCAGCTTCTGCAGCAAACTCAGGTGGTAGAAGTTGCTTGTGTACAAGTTCTTTAGTGACGATCTCAATTACGTTACCGTTGCCATCACGTTCTACGACAAACCTGTTAAGTGGATAGTGCTTAAGACCATCCTTACCCATATAAATTAGAGCGTTGCCGCCTACTACAAGATGCTTGATAGCCTGGTGTACTGTGACACGATCACTTGAAGAAGCAATCGAGTCCATAACCATGCGTTCAATCTTGGCAAAACTCAAGTCAAGTTCAGATCTGATTTCTGCAGGCAGTTCAGTGCCTAGCAGTTCATCTTTGATCTGCAGCTTAAAGAAGGAAGTCTGCGGAGGAAGCAGGGCAAGCATAAGTTTACTTGCCAAAGTCACAACCGCGGAAGCTCCTACGCTTTGCCAAGGTGTTCTGAGATCTTTGTAGGAAGGACGAATCTCGTCTCTAATAATAAGGTAAGGAAGCGTAAGTTCAGAGCACTCAACAGCAATGTCAAGAAAGTGTTGACGGTTACTGGTTAGATGATCGTACCTGCTTCGTGCATTCATTTAATTAAGGAGTAGTAGTACCGCCTGGAGTTCCTCCAGACTGACCGCCAGTATTCAATGCAATCTTCATGCCTTGCATTGCACTTTGCTGTTTTTGTTTGCGTTCTTTTTTAGCCAGCTTGACACCTTCCTCTTCACCAAGGGCTGCCTTAGTAGCAGTAGGTGGTGCCTGTACAATAGGTGCTGGTTTTTCAACAACTTTAGTTTTTCCGCCGCCGCCGAAACACATTTTAAAGTTCCTCTTGAGATAGACGTGAATAGATCCAATCGACAACGTTACGCTGCCCAGCTCGATACATGATCTGGGTATGAGTAGCGTCTTCGGTTGGGTTTGATAATGGAAAACGTTCTTCTAGTTCTTCTAGAAGGCGCTCCACAGTAAGCCCTAGATTAAGCGTACTGTGGGAGGTCTGAATTTGCATGTTCAAAGAAAGCAGGGACTCTGCTAGATCTGGTGAAGGCAAGCTCAGGGGCTTTCCCTTCATACATCAGACGGTCGCTAGAATCCAGCCAAAATTTTTTGTTCAAATATTTGTCAGGGTTAGATGCAGACAGTGGTTGCATCACCCAATTGATAGTTGCCTTCCTGAGTTTATCAAGAGAAGGACTGATGTTATACCCCAGCTCAGTATGAACCAGACTATTGGTAGCCACGTGAATTTGTTCATCTCTGGAAATATCAGCGGAAACCGTCCTCATTCCAGCGTCACCAGTAGCGCGAAAGAGTGGTAGAAGAACGAAGAAAATCGCACGTTCGGCAACCATCGCTTTGGTAATCGTGTGATCTGGATGCGAAGTCCAAGCTTCACGAAGCCGAAGGGCTTCAGCCTCAGCTTTCTCATCAACCCCGTGAGCATTGGCAATGAAACCAAGTGCGAGGTCATGCTTTTCTTCGTCCTTGACGTTGGACATGAGTACCTCACGCGCCAACTCTGGTACTTCAGTGGCGAGAGCTTCATTGATAAATTCTCCCACAGGCAGTTCCAAATTGCGCAAGGCAAGGGCACGTTTCAACACATCGTGTGCCCCTTCTTTGATCGTACCAGCAGTCGTCTGTACTGGTGTCCATGTTCTTTTTCGTTCGATAAGTTTTTGATAAGGATTCATTCTGCGCAATCACATTGTGGTTCAGGTGTGTCCTCATCGTTCAAAAGAGATTCAAGATACTCGGTTACGTCGTCTTCTTCCAAAGCAGCATATGCACTAGATTTATCTTGAGTGTCCCCCATCACTTGAAGACTGTAATAAAGGGAGGTTTGCGGAGAATCCAACCACTCTTCGATAAAGGCTTCGTCATATGTAACGACATCACTCCAACTGTTGAAGCTATACCCGTGAAGAAGTCCCGTGCGGTCGAGCATCGTCATGATGCCGTCCGCGACTCGCTTATAATTTTCCCATCCTACTTCACTAGCAATTTCTACATCGCCATATTCATAGGTCTGAACACCAAAGGTGCCACTATCCCTGTCTACTGTACGCCCGACAGGCGGAGCGATTTCTGGTGTTGCAGTATAACCGTCTAGATCTTTAGAACGATAGGAGCAACTTGCAGTTGGCGCAATTGCAAAGGCTCGAACCATATTATGAGACCTAGCCATTGCTGCGGCAGACTCAATGCCAATGTGAAGCTGATGCACCAATTCATAGGCTGGTGTTCGTACCACTTCGCCTGCATTGTGCTGGTCCAAAGCGATACCGAACTGTTCATAAGTTACTCCGTACCGCCGTAGGAGATTTGCCAGTCCGAGCATCCCAAGTCCGACTTGTCGGTCGGTCTCAGGTGGGAGGTATTCTCCAGAATCGCCAACGCCAGTTTTAGCGTGGAGGGTACACAGCTCCGACATACCCTGAACGAAAGCTCCTGGAATCTCGTCGAACTCACAGGCAGAGAGATTGCAATGTTGGAGCAAGCAGGTCCCGCGTGAGGGCAGGTATACCTCCAGGCAGACGTTTCCTCGTATCCGGTTTCCTTCGTTGTCATACTTTACTTTGTTGAGCCAGACATCTCCAGCTTTGATTGATTGTAGAAGTTCTTCCTTGAACGTGCACGTCTTCCACCAACCTTCAGTGATGTTGATGCATCGCTTGACCCAAGGAAGTTCTGTTCTAGGAGTCTGAATAAATTCCAGTGCATCAGCGTGGTTAAGGTCAAGATGACACACCACAGCACCATTCTTGTAAACACCCCCACGTCTCAGGATTTCGTTGAGGGTTGAATAGATTTTAGCGAAGGAGACTGGTCCAGATGCAACCAGTCCTTTTCCATTCTCTTCACCTCGGGGTCGCAGTTCCGACA